CGTCTTTTGTAGGGACCAGTTTATCCGCGTTTTTAACCCCTAATACTTCTATCATCTGCCTGTGTAGTTGCGGCAGGTCGTATATCTGTGGGGCTTTTTCGGACATCTGCAGTACAGTTTGGTACTGTACTACGCGTTGTGCCATCGTAGAGTTGTTAGGATCGCTTACAGGGATCACATCAACCATCATGTAGTCAGCCTGCTTGGCGGTCACTTCGCCTCTCAGCGGCTCGTACGCGTACTCTGCGGGCGCATATTCCGCCATAATAGCCTTCAGCAGCTTAAATTCCTGCTTCATAGCGTAGTGTACACGCGCCTGTACTGCGGCCATAGGCTTCAACGTACGTTCTAGTAGTGCCAGTGTAGTACCTACTGGAGCGTTAGCGGACATATCTGAGATATCCATATCGCTAATCGCGCCCAGTCTACGACCTTCAGTCGTAATCTGGTTCAACAGGGCGAGAAGAGTCTGGCTAGGCTCTTTGTACGGTAACGGCATAATATTGTCACGGATGCTGCCAGACGGTACGTCTACGTCCTTAAACTCACCCGGTTCAATCGGTGTATCGTCTCCCTTGATACGTAGTCCACGGGACTTTAACCCTCCCGGGAGGTTGGAGAGCGTACCAGCGTCAACAAGCTGACGTATCAAGGAAGTCCCTGCTTTAGCGTAACCACCGATAATATGTATGAGGCCGAGTCCATAGAACCCGAATCCCGGTACATATACGTAGTGGACGAAGTGCTGACGTTTGAGGGTTAATGGGTCTCCCTCCTCGTAGTTTCTACGGATCGCCAGCACTTCGCCGCTTCCACGCTCAATAGTGACAACGTATGGTCGAGCAATATCATCGTCGTCATCGACACCTTCAATAAGAAGGTCAGCATGGATTTCATACACAGCATAGCGGTCATCGTTGCTTAACGAATACCCGCCTTCTTCAGCTTTTTTCTCTTCTATGTCAGTATGGAACGCTTCAGGGTCACCTAGCTCCACATCACGGTAGAACCCAGCGGCCTGTAGTTTCTTCAGATCATTCTTTGTTTTACGCATAATGTGCGTAACACGTTCCGCGGACTCTATGTTAGACGCCCCGTAGGGTACGATCACGTCTTCTGCGGATATATAAATAGCGGCTTGTCTGCCCAGATTAGGGTCAAAATACACCTTCTTAAACGCCGAACCCGCTAACCCAAGGCTATACAGCATACGTTCGTGCTCGGGCCTATACTCCACCATACGCTCGGTAAGCTCGTAGTTCATATCCGCTTTGACCCGTGCGGCGGCTTCTTCTTTGTCTTTAGTCTCTTCGCCAAGAATTTTAGTCTTTACTGGCCCCGCGGCGGGAAAAGTCTCAGACATAGTTTCGGCTTGGAATCTAATAGCTGCTTCAGCAAGTACCGTAGAATAAACGCCACAAGCTCCTTCCCAAGGGTCAGTACGTTCTTCATATTTAAACCCCAGTACGTCCAGACCTTTAACAAACGTGTCCGCCCAGTCTTTGCGGCTGTCCGTATCTGATTGCACTTGGCCCATAAGCTCGTCTGACAGCTCGTTAAGGTGGCTCTCGTCCAACACTTCTGCCAAATTCATACCAAACTCGGTAAAATCTGCTTCGGTGCCGGGAATTAAGGTTATCTCCATACCCCCATCGGATAGGGTTACAGCCTCTGGGTCTACAATTTCAATCTCCAGATCGGGCACTTCCATTTCTTCTATGTCGGAGATACTGTCGTCCAACCCAAGCGGGGCAGAATATAATCCTTTTTCGATAGCCATAACTTACCTCTTAATAATATCCGCCACTACGCCGCTTCCAGTACCGTTGCTCTTCTGGTTCGTCGGTGGGCAGTCTTATAAACCCACCTTGCCTGAAACGCATTAAGGCCATTACTGTCGAATCTACAAGGTCATCATTACTCATAAACGGGAATCCTGCAATCTCTTCGACAACTTCTTCTGCCCATCGTGTCTGCGGCACCCACACAAGCTCGGATGCAATTATGTCTGCTACAGAGTTAAGACGTGCTGTCTTGTCCCCTGATCCCCTGTGTGGGGTGTACTCTGATATAGGCAACCCCATACGCCGCATCTCTTGATACAGGGCCACCCCAGAACTTTTCTTCTCCACTATGAACGAATCCGGTTCCCAGTCCATGTATTCGTCCATGGCAAGCTGCTTAAGCTCTGGAAACTCCATACGCTGTTTTATGCTATTTAACAATATAATATTGTACGCAGAGGTATCTTCGTTCAAGAAAACACCCCATGTAGTAAGCGCTGTATAGTCTGCACGGTTATGTTTCTCGGCTGCGGCGTCCAACGACATGATAACATATTCACAGGTAGGAGGCCGCTCGGAAGTCCATTCCTGCCACCATTCTCGCTTGACGATGGCGGCTTCTTCCGCGGTAGGTTGTTGCTGATACTGGGCGTTCCACTGGAACGTAGGCATAGACGCCTTGGTACGCAGTAACGCATTAAGGTCAAAGAACTCAGGCCACAGCGGTTTCTGTACCTCTTTCTTTGTTTTCTTATTCATAACCTCCAATATTGCAGGAAATTCTACAACCTCATACTGGTCAGAACGTTCGTTCTGGGTCATATCCCGTACAACACGCCCTGTAAGATCATCCATGTGCCAACGCGTTTGAATAATCGCTACCCGACCTCCCGGCATAAGACGAGTACGGGCACCGAACGTGAACCATTCGTAGGCTTTTTCAAACACGTCGAAGTTCCCGTTGATGACGTCTTGTTCAGAATGGGGATCGTCAACGAGCAGGAGGTCAGCGCCCCGACCAGCAAGAGCAGACCCAATACCACACGCATAATACTCGCCCCCTACATTTGTATTCCAACGTCCTGCTGACTTACTATCCTGTGCCAGTTGGACTGTAGGAAATATAGAACGATATTGATCTGTAGCGATCAAGTTACGCACTTTACGCCCAAAATCCACCGCTAAGTCCGTGGTATGAGATACCATCATAACTTTTTTGCCCGGATTTCTACCTAAAAACCACGCTGGGTAGAATATAGAAACAAGCTGAGACTTACCGTGTCTAGGGGGTATATTTACGCAAACACGGTCTTTCTCCCCGCGTTCAATACCCATTAACATGTTAGCCAATATACGATGGTGTTTGCCCACAATAAAATCAGGCATCATCAACTTACAAAACTCTATTAGGTCGTCATACGCAGATGAATTTATCGCACGATTGTGCAATTCATCCACCATACGGTCAATTTCTGCTACTTCTTCTGGACTAAACGCGTCTAAATTAGCCAACATAGCCTCAATATCGGCCTCGTCGAAGTCTAACGCTTCAGTCATCGTCGTCGAACCCAAATTCTTCGTCAGTGTCGAGCATTTGCGCTTCAATAACAGTAGCGTCTTCTATTTCTGGCGGTGGGTTTACCAGTTTTGCAAGTTTACCACGTAGTTTTTCTTTAATGTCGTCGGTTGTTTGGTGTGTGATCGTCACTTCAGACTTCTCAGTGAACAACCCTACGTCAGATATCTTACCTAGAAGCTCCAACGCACGCATACGTACCCTTGGATCAGGGTTTTCGGACTCGATGACCAGTTTGTTAGTCACCAGATTACGTAATTGCTTCGATGATTCCACTACAGAATGGTTAAATTCTTCTATAATACCCTGTGTCAGGCGCACAGACGCAGGTGTTAGCACCGCAGCGCGCTTGTGGGTAACTTTTTTAGACGTTTTATCAGGGTCTTGGGCATATGCGGTGGCTAAAGTGGCCGCAACTTCCTTGTCTACCTCTGTAGGTTCAAGGTTTGCGCCGTACTTCTCTAATTCGTCAACGGTTTTGTCCAGTGCGGCTGCACGCTCCGGTAGAGGTATTTGGTTTACCTCATCTTCTAGGGGTATCCCTAGCTCTGGGGTGACATTCAGTGTCATAATACGTCGCAGGTTGTTAACCGATAACGTAATAATAGGTTACAAAAAATTTTTTGACAAGGGTTTTGGAAAAAGGGGTGGGGGGTTTTCAAAAATGTGCCACAAATTCGTCTGTAATAGTATGTATATGTGTATGTGGAGTCCCATAGAACAGCGCGGGGGGTGGTAGGGGGGTGGTGCTGCGCTATAGCCTATTTAGGGATGTCCCTAAATGACATCTGATAACATCCAGTGCCATTCGGTGCGGTCCTATCTATTGTGTAACACGTTACACCATGGCATAAATGTTTTATCGGGACAGCGAAACAATGGGTTTCGCGCCGTATATCTTGAAAGGATATAAAATGTCAAATGTACTTAACAATGTTCTCGCTTTGGCCGCAATCAAAGATGCTTGGTATGCCAAGTTAAATGGTGAGACTAAGTTTGAAACGCACGTTGACAGTGTGTCAAAGCATATGCGATGGACAGACGCCGTTGCGCCTACCAAGAATAACCTTGAAAGCGGCAAGTCAACCGCAACCAAAGAGGGTTATGATGAGTTAAAAGTATTGTTTGGTGAAATCCTTAAAACCAAGAAACGTGCCCATGAAAGCACCGACATTGGTTCTACTATAACCGATCTTAAAAACGCCTTGATGCGCCGACAAGCACCAAAACTATTTGCTGATACTGGCGGCAAGTTAAACAAGATCACGCAAGTGACAAACGGCAAAGCCGAAGTCAAAGAGGCCAAAAAACTAACGCCAATCCAGATGCGCGATCAACTCATAAACAATCTTAAAAATTGGGTTGAAAAGAATGAGGCGGAGTTAGGCAAAGATTACAAGCCGACACGCAAAGCGGTTTTGACAGTTTTCGAGACGCTCAAAATCAAACGCTGACATCTTAGGGGCAGGCATCGTCTGCCCCAATTAACCTTGGAGGAAATCAAATGACTAGACTGGAAACGCTACACGCACAACTAGAATATTCTGTTCAATTCTTTGGTGGTAAAACTACCATAACACAAAATGATCTGGACATAATTCAAGAGGCAATTTGCGCGGTAAACAATAACCAAGCAACACCGGACCCATGGCAACCAATTGGCGGTGTTGTCGGCAAGATAGTCGATAAAGCAAAACATAACCGAGATGTCCGCCAAATGGCACAATGGGCAGGGTACGAAGACGACGACATAGAAGACTATTTCTTGTAACATCTCAGGGGAAGCCGAAAGGTTTCCCTATTTTTTTATGCCCATTGATACCAGTATCCCAGTAGCGTTACGCGTCACCACAGATTGATACCAGTATCCCAGTAGCGCCACGCATCGCCATAGAATGTTATGTGACGTTGGGGTTAGCGCATAGCCCCCCACGTTTAGGGAGTTCCCTAAATGATCTGATACCAGTATCCCAGTAGCGCCTCGCGTCACGCAAATGCTAAGTCATTGAAAACAAACGAATGTTCCGTATGTTCCGTCCATGTTCCGTAGCATATGGCAGTTAAGTCCTTGAAAACAAACAAATGTTCCGTTGTTCCGTTTTTAGAAGAGTATATATATAGATTTTATTGGGAGGGGTAAGAAGGGGTCGTGGGCGTAAAAACCACTTCATAAATCTAGACATATCCCTTACGGAACATTGGAACATCGGAACATTCGTTTAACATCAGTGACTTACAGCTACCCACAACGTCACATGGTGTCACATGATACAAATACCCCCCACACGATAGTTTCTGATACCTATTGACATTTCTCGCTACTTGTGATATAACTACAGAGTAGTTAGCGCGCAGTTAGCTACCGAGGCACCCGTGTGTCTCGCGTATCACACTAACCATTTAGGGAACTCCCTAAATACATCGGAGGACAAAACATGTCAGCAGAATGTCAATCATGCGGGGAACTATTCCCAGTCAAGCGCCGCGCGCTTGGATACAACGTATGCCTAAATTGCGGTGACTTGGTAGCCGCAGAGCAACGTGCCAGTTGGTGCACAGTACCGCTGCCCAAGCAAGGCTACACGCTCGTAACACGCAAGGACGACTTGCTGCACCTAAATCAAAAGGTGCGGTGATATGTCGGGATCAAACCAACATGGTACTACACGCGAAGCGAAGTTGGCACATAAATCGGAGGCCGCGCTACGTGTCGTAAAGATGTTCCTTACAAGTTATGTGGGTGAGCCTTGTTATGAGGCGTGGAGCGAGCACGGCTCTGGTGACATCCGCAAGGATTTGGAAATATCCGCAGACGGTGAAGACTGCGGGTGCTCATGCTGTGACGCGTGGGCAGCGTTTGAACATATCGTAAGACTTATCGAAGACGCTAAGAATGACTAACCTAAACCATTTAGGGAACTCCCTAAACAAACTGGAGAAAGACAATGAACCAATTATTACAAGCCCCAACGGCCACCGCACCGTCAATCAGTTCAGCGGCAATGACCGTGGACTTCAACGCGTCCGTATGGACTGCACGTAAGAAAGACCGCAAGGCATCGGATGATGTCACCAACATGAACGCCGCGGACAAGGGCGTGGCCAATGTGACTAAGAACCTACTAGGTGACTGTGACGAGCTGCGGGCAGTGCAGAAGTTCGCAGGTAACACACGTAACCTACACTATGGTATGACTATGCCATGGTCAGACAACGGCTCCCGACTGCTGACCACCATGCAGTATTTCAAGTACCACGAAGTTATGACCGACCTGCAACAAGAGTTCGAGCGGTTGGTGGACGAGTTCCTGAACGTGTACGAGTGGAAGATCATGGACGCCCAAGCCAAACTGGGTGCTATGTTTCACCGTGACGAGTATCCAACGCGCGACAGTCTGCGTGACAAGTTCGGGTTCCGTGTATCCTACGTGCCTCTGCCTGATAGCGGTGACTTTCGTATTGACATTGGCAACGAGGCTATGGTCACACTGCGAACCCAATATGAAACACACTACACGCAAGCCATCAAGACCGCGATGAATGACATATGGCAAAAGCTGCATGACAATCTGACCACGCTTGCGCGACAACTCGACGTGAACGAGGAAGGCAAGGGCAATCGTTTGTTTGACACAGTGTTTGACCGCGCTATCGAGCTGACCGAGATGTTGGGTACGTGTAACGTGACAGGTGACAGCCAGATGGAAGCCATGAAGCGACAGCTTGAACAGGCGTTTCATGTGTCGGGTGATCGTAGCTTGAACCTAGACCAGATCAAGAACAGCCCGACACTGCGTGAAGAGACACGCACAAAAATCACCGCAGCTATCGCTGCCCTACCAAGTCTGGATATGTAGTGGACTGGGGTGATTGGCAAGACTGGACTATTGCGGCGGTGATCGTCGCGGTGGTTCTGGTATGGATGATATCCGTATCACTAAACTGGATTTAACTTAACCATTTAGGGAAGTCCCTAAACAAACTGGAGAATGACAAATGAATAACGCACAACAAATGTACGCACTGAGCCTTGACCAATGTGTCGCCGCGATCAAAGCAGTGGGTAAGCTACGTACCATCTTACTAGAAGGTGATATGGGTAACGGCAAATCATCAACCCTACGCACACTAGCAGATGACCTGCCCAACCACACACCCTGCTATTTTGACTGTACCACCAAAGACATCGGTGACTTGAACCTGCCCAACATGACAGTGATGAACGAGCAAGGTTATGTGACCTTTGTACCCAACGAAGAATTGGGTGCACATCTGGGTAAGCCGATCATCCTTATGATTGACGAGCTAGGCAAGGCCAACCCTGCTGTTAAGAACGCACTGCTACGCGTCATGCAAGAACGTATGGTGGGCAGCATCAAGCTGCATCCTGACAGTATTGTGTACGCGACGACTAACAAAGGGTCCGAGGGTGTGGGTGACATGTTATTACCACACGCGCGTAACCGCATTGTCACCGTGCGGGTACGTAAGACAGATCACATTTCATTGATTGAACACGGTATCAACGATGGTTGGGATCACAGCTTGCTTGGTTGGGTTAAAGACAATCCGCAACTCATGGCATCGTTCGAGGACGTGAAAGACCCTGACGAGAACCCCTACATCTTCCATCCGAAGCAACAGCGCAAAGCCTTTGTGACCCCACGTTCGTTACACGCTGCGTCTGACATACTACACCAACGTCATGCGTTCGACGACCAGACGCTAACGGCTCTGCTGATGGGTGCTATCGGTGACCGTGGTGCTATGGACCTGATGGCGTTTGTGAAACTGGCTGACCAACTGCCAAGTCTACAGTCTATCAAGGACACGCCAAGTACGGCCAAGGTGCCTGACAGTGCCGCAGGTATTTGTATGGTTGTCTATCGTACGCTTGCATCTATCGAAGCTGACTGGCTCAACGCGTGGATGGACTACATGCCACGTTTGGACACCGAGGCACAGGGTATGTTCGCCAATGGTGTACGTGCGCCCAAGTACAGCAAGCAGTCAATGGTGATGAAGAACAAGAAGTTCACCACATGGGCAATGCAGAACAACTATATGTTCGCAGCGGATAAAACTTAATTAGGGAACTCCCTAAATGGAGGAAAGATAATGCGGAATAGAGCATGGAGAAGAGCGCAACAAACGCGCATGATTGAGAAAGCAGAACGTGTGTTACGCGGAAGTCTTAACATGCTAGATACGTACCGTGGTTATAGCCATACATGGGCGGACTTTAAATCGGGGTACGTTAAATCTTGGGCTAATAATTTAAGGAAGTGTAGCTGCTCAGGCTGTAGCAGCAAATGGGACGAAAGCGATATACCTCGCGCAACACTTAGGGCTGACGTAGCAGCGCGCCAACAAATGGAGAATGACAATGTTAGCAATAGGTAAACAACTAACGGAAGAACAACGGCTGTCCAAAGCGGTCGTTGATATCATGCCACGCATCCCTGAGATATCGGGGTTGCTGATGATCGGTGAACGTACGATTGATGACACGGTGCCAACAGCCTGTACCAACGGACGTGACGAATGGTACGGTAGAGGGTTCGTGTTTGCACATAACGATCCAGAGCTACGGTTCGTCGTGATACATGAGGTGTTTCACAAGATGTATCGTCACTTGGTAACGTGGGCACACCTGTGGAAGATATGTCCGCGCACTGCCAACATCGCAATGGACTATGATATCAATGGTAAGATCATTGACGAGTATGGCCAAGATGGTTGGGTCACGATGCCCAAGGGTGGATGCTATGATCCCAAGTACAAGGGGTGGGGTACAGCTAAAATCTTCTGGGATATCTACAAAGAAGAGGATGGCGGCGGCGGTGGCCGTGGCAAGTGTATGTGTGAAGATGTATGTCCAGAGTGTGACGATGGACACCCCCAAGGGTTCGACGATCACGATTGGGAAGGTGCACAAGACATGACACCCGACGAGCAGCGTGAGATACAACGCGAGGTGGACGAGGCCATACGTCAAGGCTCACTTGTTGCAGGTAAGATGGGCAGCGGTGGCAACCGTGACATGGAAGAATTGCTGAAGCCCAAGGTGGATTGGCGCGAGGTGTTGCGTGAGTTTGTGCAAACAACCTGTGCAGGTAGCGACTACTCGACGTGGAAGAAACCTAACAGGCGTTACGTGGGAGCTGGTATCTACATGCCAAGCGGTATCTCAGAACAAGTTGAGTGTATCGCAGAACACAACGACATGTCTGGTTCCATCGGCAAGCGCGAACAGCAGATAATGATTAGCGAATTGGTTGGTATCTGTGAAGCAGTTAAGCCTGACGAGTTACACGTAAGCTATTGGGATACGAAAGTGTGTGGCTATGAAAAGTACACCAACGACGAACTGGATACCGTAGCAACCAAGACGAACCCTGTGGGTGGTGGCGGCACTGATGTGACCTGTGTGCCTGAGTACATGAGTGCGAACGGTATCAAGCCGCAAGCGTCTGTCGTGTTTACAGATGGCTACCTCTACGGTGGTTGGGGTACGTGGGATCATCCTGTGCTGTGGGTGATCGTGGATAACAAGAACGCCAAGCCCGATCACGGTGTGACGGTGCATGTACAATCGGAGGATTTATAATGGCAAACCTTAACAAAAGGGGACGAGGCCCGAAGCCGAAGCCGAACTCTATACGCCAGAAACGTAGGTTGGCTGACATGGATATGTCAAAACCTCTTAACCGTAACGACAGGCGAGCTGTGACTGCAATGAAACGAAAGGGTAAGTGATGGCCAAGAAGGTAAAGATAATTGAACTGTACGCGGACATTAAAACCCGTAGCCAAGGCGGTGAAGAAGTATCTGTCACTGTGGAGTTTATGGATGGGTTCACAGAAGCAAACACGCAGACCAAAGCATCTATGCTTCTGTGCATGATGGATGTCTTGGGTACGTTTATGCACGACCATGGCTCTGACATATTTGCAGATGCGCACGAAGAAAACGAAGCCGTTGAAGCGGCGAAGGACGCGGAGAAATTCTTGGCGCGTTGTGTGCAAAGGGGGCGTCTACATTGAAAAACTTGTTTGTGGATAATCCGTTCATTGTTTGCCCTGAGTGCAAAGGTACAGGGGAACAAACAATGGAACGCGCTGTGCCAATGGGGTTCACAAATCCGTATGGATACTTGGAAGAATACCAAGCGGAGTGTGAAAACTGCAACGGGCTAGGGGAGATAGAACGTGACGACGGGTGAACCTGTGTCTGATGTTCTACCTAAGTTCTTAGACGCAGCACTAAAAGCCATAGGCGTAGTGCCCTTGGAACCTGAAGAACCAGAGCCGAAGGTGGAGCGTGACTTCACCTTTAAAATGCCAACATTAGACGAAAATGGAGAACCTGACTGGTGATAGAATACTTTACGATAATGATACTAAGTTATCATGTCCAAGGGGAATACCTTCAATCACGTATCATCTTCCCCAGTGCGCAAGCATGTGGTGATGCGTTACCTGCATACTACGAACCGATCTATGCTTTCGATAAAGATAGCATGGCTCAATGTGAACGGACAAACATACTGTCCAAAACAATAAGGCCAAAAGCAAGGCCAAAGGAGATGACAAATGAAAACTAGAAGCAATAAGCCGTGGTCGGCTAAAGAGATGCAAATACTTTTAGACCTTTCAGCGGCAGGAGTACCACGCGAGGATATTGGACTGCGCCTTGGGCGCACGTCTAAAGCTGTCGAGGTAAAGTTAAACAAGTTAAGAGGACAAGTGAAGCGTACAAAAGAAGCTGTTGTAATAGCAGACGCAAAGCCATTTGATGTTAACGCCTTGTTTGGTGACGATGAATTTGGTGACGAGCCATTGGGCACCATTGTTGATGCGGCTTTTGCTGAAGCTGACGAAGAAGAAGAAGTTAAAACCAATGGCAAGCCAAAACACTACCTGTACAATGCGCCATTTGAGAATAAGGAACATGCCAAGGCGTTGGGCGCACGTTGGGATAATAAGTGTTGGTTTGTGCCCGACACTCTGACTGGTGAAGATCGTAAAGCGTTGATTGACGCGTTTGGCCCTACCAAGTACGGCTATCTTGCTAATAAAAGCAAGAACAAATGGCTTACGTTTGTGCCTGCTGACGAACCTTCCCCGGACCGGGTGGACGTAAAGCCCAAGCCAAAACGTGTCACACAGAAGAAAGCAAGTGTGACCGTCAAAGCTACAGGTAACCAAACTACTGCTGTAGGTAATCCAACTGTTGCTGTAGGCAACTCAACAGCCGCGCAGCGTGACGCCGATGCGCACGTATACATTATTCGCGTACCAAAGGTTCTTGTTGCTGCGGTACTGGTATCGGTGTTGGTAGCCGCTGCGTGGTACGTGGGTAAAACGTATTAGGGACTTCCCTAAATGAAAGGGGTGGCGTGGTGTCACCCCATAACAAATGGAGAAATACAATGGCCTTATATTGGCAAAATCATACACTAAACACGTTCGATAAAGTAGCGGCGCATTATGATGCGATTAAACCGCTGCGTGGTAAACACAAGAATGACAACGTACGACCTATCGGTGATCGTAACCGTAAAGACGAACGCATCAAGAAGATTAACGAAAACTGCTACGTGTTAATGGACGGTGGGTATAACGGTGGTGATGATGTGTTTGGGTATCACTACTATTCGTTTACAACTAAAGCAAAACCTACAGAAGCAGAAATAGTTAAACTGGCCCCAATCGTGTGGCGTAGGTATAAGGACGGTTCAGATACGATAACCATACGCAACGGCAGTGGGCAAGGTTCACACAATCGTCGGTATAGCTTCTTAGACAGACACTTGCCCTACGGTCTAGAGTTTGTAATTCGTAGTGGTAAACACTTTGTAAAACATCTGAGCCACGAATACTATCTTGCCAAGAGTAATACAGTGGCTAAATGTATCTTGCCAGAAAACATGCTAGACCACCATGGTAACGCGTACCGCCGCTCTCAATACAATAAAGACTTAACATCGCGTGATGATGGTGTGGCACTGACGTTTCGTATCACTAACGGTGTGATGTCTTTTGAGGATGGTGGTAAGCCCCTTCCGGTTCCGCCCAAGGTCCGCGTAAACAAAGAAGCCAAAGCCAAGATGAAAGATGCTATAGCAGAGTTTCGTGAATGGGCGTTTACTATGTATCCGTTGCTACCTTACAGGGATCACGAATATGCAAAGCGGATACGCGACGAAGTATCTGATGCCATTGGCGGTAACAAATATGGGTGGGGATGGAATACGTTGTCTAAGTTCGCGGACAACTCAGAAATAGTATGTAAGATAATATGTGATCCTGACCACGACCTACGATTACATCTCATGTACTCAATAATGGGTAGTACGGACTACCATCTAAAACATACGTTCGAGACGAGCGAAGAACACACCAAAACGGTTAAAGCGCAATTCAATGCAAGGATCAACAAAACCTGTGGGTTCAATAAGAAAGTGAAAGGATAAAAAATGTCTATAAGTCATACAACAGTGGACGCCGCCAAAGAATATGCGGCTGAATATACACGTATGCGCGAAGGCGTACCGCACGAACAAGTTAAATATGTGAAACCTCAACTGTACGAGTTCGTCCGCGCAATAGAGAAAACGCTACGCGTAAAGACCATACCGCGCTGTGACAAGACAGTGCATGTGTACCGCGAGGGTGACCTGATGACTATGGGTTACATCGGGTATGGTGACTTTGCGACCAGTGTAAACGGGGGTAACAAGTTCATCGTGTGTGCGCGTGGTATTGAGAATATGAAGTATTCTACCCGTGGAAATCAGCACAACATGCGTATGGCGATCAACATGGATACCGCCGTGAAACATGCTAAGAGACACCTTATGTCTTACACTGTAGGAGAATGTGCTATTGCTATGGTGCGCGATGTTACGGGAGAGGTAAACACGTTCCGAAATGCCGTGCAAAGCAAGTATGACGAAACCATACAAGCGGTGGGGATAAACACACGCGGTTACGGTTCGGACAAGAAAGCCGCAGATCGACTTATGGCTGAGTTACGAACCATGGTGCAGTCTGGGCATACGTTCATCGACAAGGAACTTAATGCCGCTGTACACACTATGTTTGAGCAACAGGAAGAAGCTAACAAGTTTAGGGATACTGCTGTACCTATGGACTTTGTGAACATTGCCGAGCGATGGGGTAAGCAAGTGGTCAACTATGCACGTATCAAAGACGTGACCACAAGCTACGATCCCCAGTTAGAGATGGTGCGGTCCTACGAACCAGACGAGATGTCGGAAGATATGCAACACAAGTGCGCTGCTATGAGTATGTGTGAGGATGGTCACTTCGTAGAGGGTGTGGGGTATAAAGTAAATGCCCATACGTTTTACCTCTACGTGTGAGGTGTTACTAGATGCAAGCACCTGATGGTATAACTTATCGCGTAAACATAGCCTTTGATACTAAACAAGTCAAGATCACAAGTTTTGGCATTGGAGAGGTTGACAAGGAAGTAGACGGCCATTATAACTGTGTAGACGAGCTACCAACTTGGATGCAGGAGCGTTTAGCAACGCTGTCCATGCTAGACATCCCACCACCGCCCAACGATGTGGATGGAGTTGGCGCTCGGATTGGCCCATACTTGTTTTGGGTCTATAAATAGGGAACTCCCTAAATGGGCGAGGGGCTACGGCCTCTCGTCTAGGGGGGTACTGGTATCGGAGAATGGTAATGACACCCGAAGCAAAAGTTAAAAGAAAGGTAGTGGCGCAGCTTAAAGAATTAGGCGCGTATTATTTTTACCCTGTGACAGGCGGCTACGGGCGTAGCGGTGTGCCTGATGTCATAGGATGTTATAAAGGATTATTTTTTGGGATCGAATGTAAGGCAGGTAAAAACAAACCTACACCCTTACAGCAGAAGAACCTAGAAGAAATAAGAGCCGCAGGTGGACTAGACATGGTTGTCAATGAAGATAACGTACACGAAGTCTCGCTGGACTTACGTACGTGGTCTATGGTCCCAGACGGCTAACCCAAGCTGTGAGTGGGTTGTGGGTTTTTTGATTTGTCCCACGAAAACCGCAGCAGTGTAAGCAACGACCTCCATGATTATCCTTTCTGTTGTTGTGATTGCACCGAAGAAACCGCGTACGGTTAGACCCTGCGGCCCATTTTTTGACTCCTGTTTTTGCGTGGGCTGCAGGGCACTATTAAATAAGAGGCATACACATGAATGAGCAAGAGCGAATAAAATATGAAGAACTTTATCGGGAAGTGTGGGAGAAACAAACCAAAAAAGATAAAGAAGATAACCCACGGGTACTTTCTCGTGTCACCCACAAAAACTGCACCAACAAACTTAACGGACAGATGGGGGGTAGACCCAAGAAAGAAGCCAATAAGTTGGTGTTGACCAAAGACGCTGAGATGGTTGACCGCATGTTGAAACGTAGCATGACGTTGAAATCTATTGCGGAAATAATGGGTATAAGCCCAAAAACAGCGTCTAACATAAAAAGAAAATATGACTTGCCAAGAGGAGAAAACAATGGCGAAGAATCCAAACAAAGCGGAAAAAGTCTGGAAGTATAAAATAAAAAACCCTGACGCTACAGGCAGAGAAATTGCCATGGCGACTAAAACATCCCCAAGCTATGTAAGCAATCTGATGAAGAAGATTGGTACGCCCAAAGAAGTTTTTGAAAAAGAAGCGCGTAGGGTTACGCGTGGGAAGGTGCTAGACACCGCCAAAGAATACGTGACCAAGGATCGCGCGGCTGACCATGGTAACATGGAAGATAATTTCACCACGATAGGTAAGTATTGGTCCGTGCATCTAGGTGTGGAAGTAAGCGCCACAGATGTAGCTGTAATGATGAATTTGTTGAAAGCTGCGCGTATTAAATCAAACCCGACACATCCAGACAACTGGGTAGACGCATGTGGTTACATGGCATGTGGTGGCGAGATAGCGAGCAAGTGATGGACTTAATCACGTTAGATTTTGAAACATACTACGACAGGGACTATTCTCTGTCTAAGTTAACAACAGAAGCCTACGTCCGTGATCCTCGTTTTGAGGTGATCGGCGTGGCTGTTAAAGTAAATAATGGGGAGACGGAGTGGGCCAGTGGTACGTACGAACAGCTTAACCGATACCTCACATCGTTCCCTTGGGAAGATGCTATGGTACTTTGCCATAACACTATGTTTGATGGTGCCATTCTTGGTTGGCGTTTTGGTATTCGCCCTCGGATGTATACCGATACTCTGTGTATTGCCCGTGCCCTACATGGGACTGAAGCTCGCGCAAGTCTCGCTGCGTTATCTGAGAGGTACAATCTCGGCGTTAAAGGCACAGAGGTCGTACGCGCAATCGGCAAGCAACGTGGAGATTTTGCCACCGAAGAATTAGAGCAGTACGGAGACTACTGCATAAATGATGTGGAACTAACCTACAAACTTTTTAACAGGATGCTCAAACGGTTCCCTAAGCCGGAGCTACGTTTGATAGACGCCACCCTGCGGATGTTTACTGAGCCTACACTAGAGTTGGACAGCGGATTGCTACAGTCGCACTTGCAGGATGTTAAGCAGCGAAAAGAAAGGCTGCTATCTGATGCAGGTGTTGAAGACAAAAAAGACCTTATGTCCAACCCTAAGTTCGCGGAGTTACTAAAAGGGTTCGGGGTTAAACCGCCCATGAAGATAAGTCTGACGACAGGCAAAGAAACATTTGCGTTCGCTAAGAACGACGAAGACTTTAAAGCACTGGCTGACCACGAAGATGATCGGGTGCAGGCACTGGTGGCTGCAAGGTTAGGCAGTAAATCCACGCTAGAAGAAACGCGTACGCAGAGGTTTATAGACATAGCAGCACGCGGACTTCTGCCTGTACCTGTAAGATATTATGCTGCGCACACTGGACGTTGGGGCGGAGATGATAAAATCAACCTACAGAACCTACCTAGCCGTGGACCAAACGGTAAGAAGTTAAAGGGAAGCATAGTCGCACCAACAGGACATTCTCTTGTTGATTGTGACAGTTCCCAAATTGAAGCGCGTGTGTTGGCGTGGCTTGCAGGGCAGCATGATCTGGTATCACAGTTCGCAGCGGGTGAAGACGTATATAAGTACATGGCGTCTAGCATATATAACGTGCCAGTAGATGGGGTAAGCAAAGACCAAAGATTTGTGGGTAAAACCACTATCCTTGGTGCAGGGTACGGTATGGGGGCAGTTAAGTTCCAAGCACAGTTACAAGGTATGGGCGTGTATATAGACTTGGAAGAAGCACGGCGCATCATACAAGTATACCGTGACGCTAACGATGCGATTAGTGAGTTATGGCGCGATGCTAACAACATGGTGCAGCACATGCAACGCGGAGATGATCTACCGTTTGGGCGTGAAGGCGTCCTACATGTAGTCGCAAAGCATAGCGCCATTGTGTTACCTTCGGGCCTACCCATGTTCTATCATGGCTTAGACGCGGAACAGGGTGAGCGTGGGTTTGAATACACTTACAAGACTAGGCGTGGACCGAAGCGTATATACGGTGGTAAGGTCGTGGAGAATGTATGCCAAGCCATTGCACGTTGTATCATTGGGCATCAGATGTTACTTATTGCCAAGAGATACAATGTTGTGCTAACTGTACATGATAGTATTGTAGCCTGTGTAGCCGACGAAGAATTAGACGAAGCACAAGCGTACATAGAAGAATGTATGCGCCAGACGCCCGACTGGGCTGATGGATTACCGATCACATGTGAAAGCGGCACAGGCAAATCATATGGAGAGTGTGAGTGACAAAAGTATGGCCGTGGTCGTTTAGCAAGATCAAAGACTTTGAGCAGTGTCCAAAACAGTATTACCATAAACACATCTTGAAAGAGGTGCCGTTTGTAAAAACCGAAGCTATAATATATGGCAACGAGTTTCATAAAATGGCCGAGGATTTTATTGGTAAAGACACACCTGTGCCCGCTAAGTTCAGCTATGCAGCTCAAGCCTTAACATCTTTAAAGGATAGGCAGGGGCAAAAACTATGTGAAATAAAATTAGGATTAACAGCAAACTTGGACGCATGTAATTTTTATGCGGATGATGTTTGGTTTCGCGGTATAGCTGATTTAGTTATATTAGACGACGAAACAGCTACTGTTGTGGATTACAAAACAGGCAAGTCTTCCAAGTACGCGGACAAAGGGCAGCTAGAGTTGATGGCTCTAGCGTTGATGGCGTTGTATCCGCAGATAAAGAAAGTACGTGCCGCATTACTTTTTGTGGTATGTAATGACTTGGTAAAAGATACTTACATGGAGTATGATAAATCTAAGCTGTGGGAGAAATGGCTCGGCAAGTATGGGCAGATGGAAACCGCGGCAAAAGAAGATATGTGGAACGCACGTCCTAATGGGTTGTGCAGACGCCATTGTCCTATCATTGAATGTGTCCATAACGGAGCCAACTGATGCCATACAAGAACCCCAAAGATCGCCCCAAACAGAAGAACAAACCTGTCGGTAGTAAGCCGTTTGAAGCGCGGATGGAACGTCAGCGTGCCCGCCGTAAGATGGATCGCACCAGTAAAGATGCTAACAGGAACGGTAAAGCTGATAAACGCGAAGGCAAAGACATCAGTCACAAGAAAGCCTTGTCGAAAGGCGGTTCAAATAAAGACGGTGTAAGAATTGAAAGCCGCAGCAAGAACCGCGCACGGAACTACAAAAAGAAAAAATGATTTAGGGAGTTCCCTAAATAGGAGAAGCAAATGCAAATAGTCGATGGCAAGGCGTTGCTGTTAAAGCTACGCAACCCTAAACGTGTCACTGAAACAATCCCTGCAAGTCGTGCCATAGAGGATCACGAAGTCGTAGTGAAGTGGGGGATAGACGAAGCGCACAGCCTGAGAAAGTTAAACATAAACGTCCCTTCTCCGATCAATGGTAGGTATACATGGACAGGCAAACATACGCCGTTTGACCACCAAAAGAAGACCGCCGCGTTTCTAACCATGA